CGGGGCTAATTTTTAACTCGATAGCCAGACTAGCTACCAGGTAAGTAAACGAACCCCGATCTATCCTTTTGGGCTTTCATCCTCGATCACTTCGACCGAGATTAAATCTTTAAGGAAATCGTCACCAAAAGGTGGGATTACCTCGGTACGCATTAGCGCATTGTGAGCCAGCCAGTACAAGTCGCTATTCTTTTCGTGCTCGCGTAGCTGCTTGTATAGGCCTTGCCCTGCGTACTTTTCAAACGCGACTTCAACCACCGGGGTAATACTTACGATGCTTTCCCCTGTAGCCCTTACGATCTTTAGTCGTGCCATTGTTTGCCCCCTAGTTAATTAAAACGGTGTTGATGCTGAATAAGCTACTGCAGATGTGCAGGTAAAAGTCATAGATGAGCGTGCAAAATCCTCTGGCCCACCTGTACCTACTGGAGTCAAGTTATTGACCAAGATAGATACTGTGTAGGTTGGATTTGCAGCGCTAACAGCTGTTCCCTTTACAGGTATAACTATTGCAGTAACGCTTGTGCCGTATGCGGCTTGCAAGGTTGCCTGGACTTTTGCAGCTGCCCAGTCATTTAAGAAGTCTACGGTTAGCGTAGATGCTTCTAGACCCTTGCTAAATTGGTGAGAAGTTGCGCCCATCGCTGTGGTCTCTACTTCGTCAAATGTCTGCGTAAGAGTAATGCTCGTTACGTACTCGCTAAGGTCTACGGTGGCAATTTTCAGGCCAACGTTATTATCTAGATAAATTGCCACGTCTTATTCCTCATCCTTCTTAGTAGTTTTGCCTGGAATTGGCAGACCAAGTTTTTTTAATACTTCGATGTCTGCCTCGGTTATCTGTTGATCTGCCATGTTTAGCTCCAAGTGGTTAGTACGGTTATTGATAGGTCTGCCATAAGCAGGCTCCCACTTTCAGCGTTTAGTACTGTAGGCGCTGAAATTTGGGTAACGCTAAATACGATCGCGCTATTTGCTAGCTTGTTAAATACGGCGATCATTGTGTCCTCGATGCCAGCCAGGTTGCCTTGATTATCAAATGCTGGCACCGTCATAGTTATTTTAAAATTTGCTTGTGGCCTTATAGCAGCTTGATTAAAGTGACCGTTAGCAGGCACGATGTAAGGATCGGCTGGCGATACGATTACTGAGTTAGCCATGATGGTCGCAGGCGGGTAACTGAAAGTTTGCCAGACTCCGGCATTTTCCAATGCGCTTGCAATAGTTCCCCGCAGGGTTGTAATGGCTACGGTCATGGTCAGCCCACCATTGATGCGGGCGATAAATAAGGGGCTAGCAAGCCTCTAATTTTACCGATCATTGTGTTGCCCATCCTGTAAGGGCTTGGCCCCATATCGACCGATACGCCGCCGCTCTGGCTGACTTGGCGGGCTTGCCAGATGTCTACTGCCAAAATCATCGCTGCCTCGCGCACGCTGGCTGTAGTGGCGTATGAGGCTGTCTTAGTATCCTCGCCTGTGGCCGTGCCGTATGGCAGCACACGTCTAAAGTTTTGGTTAGCAGCTGTCTTGGCATACTGGATGAAGCTGTAGCCCATAGGGTTTTGAAAATACTGCAGCTGTAAATTAAAGGCTGGCAAGATGTTGCCTGTGCCTGTGCTAAATGGGATGGTGCCTGTAACTGTATAGGTGCCGTTAAATGTTGAACCAGCCCCGGCGATCGTTACAGACTGTGAAGTAGTAAAGATGCCAGGGTTGGCCAGCATTACGGTAGCCACGTTACTTACTAACGCAGTTCCCACTACCGCAGCGCTATCGAACCATAAAAAACTATTGATTTGATCTTGCGCGGCTTGGCAGCATGTTTCTACATCGCTGTCTGAGTACAAGGTGCCAATGCCTAAATTCGCACGTAACTCAGCGACCGTTACATACGTTGCAGGCATTGTGTACTCCTTTTGTGTTATGGGGTCGGTGGGGTCAAGGGCTTAGACCCCACCGACTTCTAGGGATTTAGTTAAGGTTGAACTTAACGATACCGTTAGGCATCTTGGCAATAGTTGCCATGTAACCGTAGATCGCTACCTGTACCTGTAGGTTTGAGACTACGTTTACAGACATGTAATTTGTCGCGCTGCGGTAAACAGTAAATGCTTCAGGTGCAAGAATTACAGCTGAGTCATCGATGGTTGTAGTGGCTGCGAAGTTCTTATCGACATATAGATCGAGTCCGAGTACGTTGCCGCGAATTGAACCAGGCTGTACTGCGCCTCCCGCATTCATCGGCTGACTGGCCGAATAAATTGGTCTGCCTGTGCTATCTGTAGACCCCATAAGTAGTTGCCATTGTGATCCGTTGGCGATGTAGTTATTTGCAAAATAGCCTGTGGCTTCGTAAACCTTACGAGCCGCATCGCTAGCAAATTCAATTACGCCGTCAGATGATGCATCGCAACCTGATGAGTACTGACCAGCGGCAACAAGTGCAGCAAGTACAGTTGTATCAAGTCGTGTTAGGTAAGCGTTTTGTAGTTGCTGTGTTAGTTCAGCATAAAAATTAGGATCTGATCTTTCTAACAATTCAACGGATAGGGTATTCATGCCGCTGTACTTGGATACTGTGCCTGTAAGGTAGGCCGTTTCCATCCCGACATTTGCTACGGCTCCAGCTTCGGCTTCAACAGTAACGCTTGGTGCAACGCCTGTACCGCCACCTGCAGATGTAACCAATGAAGGCACGTTAATTGTCATGCCGCTTGTAGGTAGAACACCCTGTGAGCACGCATCAATGGCAGGTGTGCCAAAACGTGTGTTAGTTGGGAATTCTGAAAGGTACTGAGTCGGATTAAACGCCGGGTTGGTAGCAAAACTATCATCCGCTGCGGTTACGTAAAGACGTGACTCGTCATTACCTAGTGCTGCCTTGATCTTGTGCTCGGTGTATGCGCCCATCGATGTGATCGGTGTGCGTACTGTCTGGCTGTTTAGTGCTGAAGGAAGGATAATTTTACGAGCTGCTTCTACTACTGGCGTAGCCGCTTCCTCTGCCTTATCCTCGCTTGGATTTTCGGGGGCTGTGGTCACAGCGGCCTCGCTTTCTGTTTCGGTCTCGGTTTCGGTTGTTGTGCTTTCGATATGTGTAACTGTGGTGCTTACTTTCGTAGATGTAGATGCTTCTACTTCTACCAATTCTGCTTGCGCAGAAATACTTTGCACGGCTGCGCTAGAAAATGCCGCGCTTTCAACAAGCGACACTTCACGCAGGGATGCAGCCGTGACCAGGAGATAACCATCTTTAGGCTCTGATGCTGTTACTTCAACACCAACGGATAGGCCATCCATTAGTTGCTCCTGGGCTAGCAAAATTGCATCGCTACCGGCGGTGCTACGGCTTACAGAAAACGATGCGTACATCCCGTCACGATTAGACTGCATTGTGCGCATACGCCCTACAACTTTTGAACTGTCGTGAGCCATAAGTAATTTTACTTTGTTTACATCTGCAACTTTGATGCTGCCTTCTTTAAATACAACCTTGCCCGCGGATGTATAGCCCACTTCACCGTATGGCGCGATCTTGCCACTAATTGTGCGGCCTGCTTCATCGGCTGCCGTAATGTTTGCGCTAAAGGTTAATATCATTTGATGCTCCATTACCGTAGGGGGTCATGCTTTCCATTTCGCGTGCTGTCTCAACGTCAATAAGTTCTAGCTGCAGCATCTTTTCAATAGCAGTAAGTCTTGCCATTGTGTCTGCACGTAAAAACGTTTCATCGACATTGAATTTTACAATGTTGCCATGCGCAGTAATATCATCCATGCTTAGGCGTTCCTCTACTGCACAGATGTAAGGCTGCAGGCTGTACGCGACATACTCTTTACGGCTATCTAAAACGTTTTGATAAGTCATGCTGTTATTCATATCGCTGCTTACCATAAATGCAGGCACGTTCATTAAGCGTGCGATTTCCGTAGATAAATACTGGCTTGATTCGTTGTACGTCATTTCTTTAGGCGAAAATCCTACGGTTTGATAATCTAAAGTAGAAGTTAAATATGCAGTACTGCGATTTTGTCTAGCCGATTTGAAAGCAGCTAGCAAACCTTGTACTTGCGCTTCAGGTAGGTCAGCCCCCTGGTTCCGAATTATCCCGGTGGGCATCGGTGTTGCTGCACTTACCGCGCTGGCCTTTTGTATGTCGAGCGCTGCTTGAATTGTGCGAGCACCTGTCTCTAATACGCCAGGCAATAAACTTTGGAAAGTTACAAGCGAGCCAATTCCAGACATCGGTAATTTTTGTCCATCAACTGAGTAGTACTGCACTTCATAACCTTTTGCATCTGTTGTAACTGTTACGCGAGTATTTGCAACCCACTCAAAACCTGATGGGCGGCCATCATCTGCATACAACGATGTCACACGCCAGTAAGCAACGCCGTAAAAAATTAAACTATCAACTGTATAAGCAAGTGTTACTGCACGCGGCTGGCGCATGTCTGGTTGATCTAGCCATACTGGAGACTGCAACTGCTCACCTGTAGATTTTTTGTAAAGTTCTAAAGGTAAATAACTAATTACACCGCAGACTAAATTGCGGCAACGCGATACGGTTGCAACCTGCAACGCAGTAGCGCGATCCATAAGACCTGCGCCGTATCCGTTGCTATACATGCCGCCAAATGAATACTGCCCGGCACCAAAACGGTCGGACATAATTGCAGGGGCTAGCTGTGCATCAACCTGCACTTTATCTTTACTGCGGATGCCTATAGCTTCGAGTAATCCCATGAGCAGATTTTCTCAAAAAGTCAAGCATATTTATGGAAAGGCGCGCCACGCTTAAATGTAGATTTTGGCCTCACTAATTGGCTTGGATAAGTGCATCACGGCCATAGCCATGCTAATCGGGGCGGCCACGCTGCCCTGTGATTTTTTGCGCACGATACGCCAGCCGTGCTCTTTGCTACTGCTAGCCACGTTATTCATCTGCTCATCAAGCTCTGGCTGGCCGCCATGCACCACGCGTTTATTATCGATGGCATCTTTAAAGGTCGAGCACGCGGTATAAAACTGAGCACCGATACACGGTTCAAGTTTTAGGCCGCTATTTACAAGCCGCTCGGCTATGGCAAAAGTCGTATACGAGTCATGCAGGATTAATTTAGGGTGCCACTTATCGGCCAGCTCTTTTATATCTACCGCTATTTGCAGTTCATTGACAGCTACTAAACTTTCCCAGGTCTTAGCAAGTGCCAGGCCTATGCGGCCATCGGGTAGCAGACTAGCTGCGATAAGTGAGGCTGATCGGCGGGTATGCGGGTCTACGTCAAATGCGAACATCGTAACCATGCCCGGTGACATGACCATATCGGTATCTGCCAAATCTTCCCATGATCCAGGTGTCCAGGGGCTAGTCATGCCAGTATTTACAAACTGGCACAAGGTTTCGGTACGTGCTGCCATGATCGTGCTAGTTGCGATGGTCTCCTCAATGGACTCTTCCGAAATTAGTAAACCGAGGCTTGGATTTGCCTGCGCCCATGCCTGGCGATCCCAGATGTCGCAGTTTTCATCCGCGCTGTACTCGTAAAACCCTAGCGACTTAGGTGGCTTGGCCATCGAGCGCTCGCGCATGTGTATCAGCACATCGCTATCAGCTGCGCCAGCATTGGATGTATAAAAGCGCTGCGAGTTAGGCCGTGTAAGCGTGGTCGATTTACTGGCATCCATCGCGGCCTCATTGACCTCACGCAGCTCATCGATCCATAACATATCGGCGGTTAAGCCACGGCTGGAGTCTGAGTTAGCAGCTACAACTTCAAGCACCGCGCCATTTTCTAGGATCAGGCGCTCCTTGCCGTTGCTCTTACGGTAGGCGTTTTCGATCTTGCCATCTTTAACCTGCGCTAATAAAAATGGGTTACGTGCCACGATGTCTGCGATAATCTCTAGCGAGCGCTCAGCCATGCGCCGCTGGCTCGACATCATCAAGATATTGCGTTCATCAAAGCAAAACAGACCTGCCAGTACACGCATACGCAGCATGTGCGATTTACCTGACTGCCGGGCGCAGATGAACAGGCTGGACTTCTTAATAAATTTGCCTTGCTCATCGATGGAGCACATATCGTCAAGAATTATGCGCTGCCAGGGCAAAAGGGGTTGCCCGATCTTTTCTGCAAGCTCAGCGATCTCACCGCCGCGGGTTTTGGTCTTTAGCCAGGGCGTGTGAAGGCGTGGGTATAAAGCCCCCATAAGCGGCGGTGGACTTTGTACTAATACTGGCTTCATCTGGCTAACTTTCCTTAGTCATCGGGCCTGTATGAACCTTTGTTACCGTCTCAGGGGAGATACGCAAAAG